ATTGATGGATACTGAGGTTGTGTGAGTCCTGTATAGAGCTGAGCCTGTACTCGTTTGTCCAACTTAATACCGTTGATCTCGGCCGGACGAAGCGCTTCAAACACATTTTGCATGTACGCTTGAGCAGCTTGTTCCTGTTGTTCTCTACGAGCTTCCTGTTCAGCCAGCTGAGACTGTACAATCTCTTCTTGCATCTGGTCCAGCTTTGGCTTAAACTGTTTGGCTTTCTTTTCCAGTACACCAAGGTCTTTCCAGGTTGTCAGTTCTTCTTCGATCTCTTCTTCTGTACCAAAGTTGGTAGCTTGTAAGTAAGATCTTACGATACCTTCCTGGTCACCTTCATTAGCCGGATCCAGAGAACGAACTTGTTCTACTTGAGCCAGCGCTTGAAACAGACCTTTCAGATCCTGACCACCGTCCATTACATACTTGGCGGCGTACTGTAACTCTTCAGGCAGACTTTCAAAAAACTCTTTCGGAGTCTTGGAAGCGACTTCTTGTTTGATGTTATCAATGTTCGCTTGCCACAGATCTTCGATATCTTTCTCTCCGAGACCACCGAGGTACTCATCGAGGGTTTGTTTTTCTTCATCGTAATCGTCAAAAGCAAACATCTCTTTTGACTCAATACGTTTTTTCAAGAACTCTACAAGACCAGACTTATCTGTCTTAGGACGACCGCCTTTCTTTTTAGAAGGATCTTCTAACTCCTCTTCTTCGTTTTCATTGGCCGGTTTCAAATCCTCGTCTAAACTTTTCAGGGTATCTTTCACCGTTTCACGGGAAACCTGACCTTCCTTGTCTTTGTTTGCGTCAGGGTTTTCTGGATCCTCGGTGTTCTCTTCATCTAAGAAACTAACATCCACAGGCTTAGCAGAAAAAATACTAGGTTTAGCCGGTTGTTCTTTTTTGTCATCAGCGGTCGGGGTAACGATGCTTTCGGCTCCGGGTGCTCCGGCAAAAAGTGTGTCGATATCCACGTCCACTGTCTGTACAGTAGTTTGGTTTTCCATAGGTTAGATTGGTTTTTGGTGTAGGAACCTCTACACTTATAATATACAACTTTAAACCAGAAAGATTTAGAGTTCTACAACATGAGCCACCTGAAGTATGGATAATAGAGCTATAACCAGAAAAAATTATTTCTTACGAGAGATCTTTTCACCCGGTACAGGGTTTTTAAGCTTCATCTCTTCAATTTCTTTCATGGTCTGAAGCTTTTTTTCTTCTAACTGGAGCTTTCTATTACCCTGGTCGCGTCTGGTAAGTTCGGTTTCGCGCTGCAGGTTCATCTGGTCCTGGTAACGTTGTTCGTTACGAATACCTTCCAATACGTCTTGGAAGTCAGACTGCTTGTTCTGGTTGATATCTTCCATAGATCCGTAACCGGCAGCTCTGATCTCGGCAACAGTGATGTCCTTCTGGATCATCTTATCGTCACGTTCAGCCTGAGCTTGGATATCCATCTGCTTCTGACGTTCCTGAGCAGCCAGCATCTCTTCTTGCATTTGACGCTGTTGATCCAGTTCAGCCTGGCGCTGAGCATTGGTCTTCTCTTCAGCTTGCTTCAGTACACCAGTCAGTTCAGCGATAGACTCTGACTTGATAATGTTACCCAGGTCATAAATGGACGCACCGGCCGTGTTGTTTGTAAGAGCCAGTTGTTTTAACTGCTCCATAACGGCTCTGGTATTGGTCTTGGTTGTACAGAAGATATTGAGGTCTCTGAGCAACAGATCCGTACCGTTCATCTGGAAGTTGACCTTCTCGTCGTTTCCGGTAATGTACTGTAAACGAATAGACGGCTTCTTAGAGTGATAATACTGAGCCAGGTCAGTACGCATTTCGTGTACACGCGGCATCAGGTTATCAGAGTGCTGAATGAAGTATTGTTCCGTCTGAGCGTAAGAAGCAGCCTGAGCTACTTCAATCTTCTTTGCACTGTCCTCTACAGACAGCTGCTGACCCATACGTTGTGGGTTCAGACCAATTACCTCAAACGCCTGGTTCTTGAAATACGTAGCCAGCTGAATACGAGAAAGCAGACGATTGGTCTGTTCCAAGTTAAGCACCTGGTAGTGTTGGAAGTTCAGTGCGTTTTCTGTGTTGGTAATGGTTGTATCCAGAGGTAACATCTGGAAGTTCTTCATGGCCACGTAGGCTTTAGCCAGATTATTTTTACCCCAGTCTTCTCCCAAGGAGTGACGTGGCAAAGAGTTCTGGTCTAAAAGAATAACCGTACCGAGTTCATCCACTAAGATGTCGGCAATCTGGTTGTTCACAATGTTATAACCTACCTGGAATGGCTTCATCAGGTCTACCAGTGAAATACTGCGGGTGTTACGATCACCAAATACAGCACCTTCCACTGGAAGCTTGCAGCCATAAAGAGTACTATCTCCTTTAAACTGGAAAGGAATACGTCCGGGTTTACCGCCGTTAAGACCGAGATAGATAGGATTAAGACCACCTGGGTTATTCATACCCCAGAAAGCCGGACGATTTGGTCCGATCTTAATACCACCCCATACCTCGTTGATCCAGATCCAGTCAATATGTTCGCCAAAGATTAAGTTGTCTTTGGTCTTTTGTTTGTAAACAGTTGTGTTGTACAGAGGCTTGTCTGTAATACGGTAGTTTTCATCCACGATATCCTGGATAATCTCACCTTCTCTACCGATCTTGGTTAAGTGACCTACCTTACGCTGGCTCTTCCAGTATACTGTTGTTACACGCAGCATGTGGGTCTTACCAAAGTCAATGGTATCTTCTGAATCAGACAGGATCCATTCTACAATGTCACCGGTACCAAACTTAGCGTCGTACACAGAAGTAAACTGTCTGTACGCTAAAGATGGCATCTGGGTATTCCACTCGTGTGATCTTGTAGGATCATAGTAGCTACCGTCGTTCTGATAACCCTGAAGCGCGTAACCGGCAGAACGTACCGGGAAAATAGCTTCCAACGCTTCCAGCTGCTCTTGAGTCATCATCCATCCAAACTTGTCGATGATGTCAGAAACAGTCATAAGGTCAATCTTACCAACCCAGTTACCCTGGGAAATGTATCTTGTGTCGGGGGATTTGTGATAGAAAGTAAGCAGCGGGTTCCAGAGTTCCAGTTCGTAGTCGTCTTCCATCATACGGAAGTGCCAGAACTCACGGTCAGTAATCAACATGTCGCGGAATGCACGCTCTTCCAGCTCTTGCATTTTAAAGCGCTCATCGTCCACACTCATCTGGTGGGTAGCCCACTCTTCGATCATAGAACGGTAGTCTTTCCTGAAAAACTCCTCAATCTGAGGTAGCTTTTGAAGATTCTCCGGAGCCATGGCTTGTTGAGCTTCTTCACTATCCAGCTCAATACCCATGTTCAACATCTCTACAATCTGTTTTTGGCGAGCGTCCTGTAACAGGACCTGCTCGATCATAGAGCGTTTTTCTTCAAGCATTTCGTTGTAAGACATGTCGTCGACAGCCTTGAACATGATACGAGATGAGCGCTTGGCAAACTCGTTACATAACACATTAACAACGTTAGGAATGATCGGATAAAACTTGAGTTCCAACGCTGATTGATCTTCTTTGGTAAGAACATCTATCAGATCCGCCATCTCGTTGTTTTCTTCTACGATATAGTCAGACTTATCAATAATACCTTTGGCCAGCTTATAGTTTTTCATCAACCTGCGCGCATTACGACGCAGTTGCTTCATACCTTGAAACTCTAACCAATCCAGGTTCCACGCTCTCCACTCCTCATCCTTCTCCTTTTCAGGAAGGAACTGGATAGGCTGGACAAGCGTACCCATCTTATTATAGTCGGCTTTCTTACCGGCTTTTAAGTCCAGAGCGTTATAAATCTGCATTGATAATCAGTTAGTTAGTAGTAAGTAAAGTAGTGTTAGCAGAACCACCAGTAATCTGAAAAGTACCTCCACCGACGTTAGGTGTTGCGTACCAATAAGGATTATTCCAGGGTTGTGTAGGATACGATGGAAAAGGTTCTACAACAATGTTTTCTTCAGGAGTTTCGTCCTTTAAAAGCAGTAGCGCTTCGTCTAAAGAAATCTGATCAGCTTTGATCAAACGAGATAGGATCTCGATCTTACGAGCGTGAAGGGGTTTATTTTCCATAGGTTAGCGAATGTTTTTAAAAGGACTCTTGGAGATCTTCATACCGGAAAACCCGGAACCGGAGCTTCCAAGATGTCTAAAGGGGCTCACTATCAATTTACTAAATTTTTTGGAGTTATCCAAGTTTTCCTGGCTAACCTCTACACGTTTAACGTAACCACGGTTAGACTCTTGGATCTTGGCAAACGCGATCAGCGCGCAAAACGCAACCAGTCTATCGACGTTGACACCGTCCCGGTAAGCAGCCATCTCCTTTAGAAGCATGGGATCCGGTATACGCACAACTCCGTAGATGGTGTTGAGGATCGTACCGTCTTCCTTGGTCTCAACATCTAACTCTTCTTTGATGAACTCTACACCGTACGATAAGAGGTTACCCTTAAAGATGGTACCGACGTTCTTCCACCCGTATTCTTGGAATACGTTACGGTTGGCCCCAAGGTCTTTTAGGAACTGGATCATGTCTTTTGGTACCAGGTATTTCTGTTTCTTCCGGGAAATCATGTACTGGATAAACAGCGCCACGTTGTTTTCGACAATCGTCCACGCGTTGTACCATTCGATCAGTAACTCCAGACGCTCGTGGGTCTTGTTGATGTCATCAAAACGACCACACCAGCTGGCTACGATTTTACCTTGTTCGATGTTGTTGGATACTTTACCGTCACCACCGTCCTTAATGACTTCTACAGGGTTCTTATAGATGTATATGGCACAAAGTGAATCTGAGGTTGTTGTCTTACCCTCTCCCACCGGATCGACGGATCCGTAGTACATACCGAAAGTTGGGTTAGCTACCGGCCGTTCGTAGATACAGATCACACCTTCTTTATCCTGGAGCTTCTTGGATACAGGAAACTCCATGATCGGAGTCTTTCTGGATGGCTTATCCTTGATCTTACCGTCAGCATCCCTGTACAAATCAAGGTATTCTACAGGGTATTGTTTATCCTGGATACGCTGCATCTGCTTAGCAACCAGGTGTGGCGGGAAGACAGATTCTTTTCTGGTCGCGAACGCCTCTTCGATGTTTGTAGGTTTCTGAGAAATACGAAGCTGGTACTGTTCCGGAGACAAGTCTTTCTCCCACTGCAGACGTTCTTTCTTAATGGCTTCTAAAGCTTCTTTTACCAGAGAGTTACCATGCTCGTCTATGTACGGAGGCATGGACCATTGTTCCGGGATAAAGAGACCGGTCATACCGATCGTACCCTCTTTGTCGATCAAACAACTGGCTACCGGATAGATATCGTTGGCTTCCGGTCTAAGGATCATTTCTTTCAACGGCTCACACTGATCCAGGTCACCCACAGATCCGGCCGCGATGAACATACCTGTTGTCACCATACCAGACTGCATCGCAGGACGCATGTACTCGTAGGTCATATCCATCTTGGGAGCAATACCTGCTTCCTCGTGGAAGAAGTAAGTACAGGGACCACCGACACCATTGGTAGGGTCTTTCTCAAAAGACGTACCGGTGATGATCGATTTGTTACCCTTGTAGGTATCACGGCCGCTTATACGGACCTTAATACGCTGCTGCCAAGAGAATACCTTATCCGGATCAGACGGTCTGTACCAGGCTGTATGTTCGTTCAGGAACGTACGGTACTCGGTCAACATACGCCAGGTACCCTTTTCAGAAATGTAGTCTTTCAGTGACGCACCCATCTTGAGTACAGCACCATCTTCGAAGACCCACATGTTGATCAGCTTGGCTGCGTGGAAATAAGATGACGCGATCTGACGTTTCTTAAGAATAGCAGAGTGTTTGTAGTGGAGTTCTGCTAACAGTTCATATAGAGCCATGTGGTACTGAGCGTCACGGACTTTCGCAAAGTCAAAACGCTTTTCTTCCTTGTCGTAGATCGGCAAGAAGTTAAGCCACATGTAATAATCTCGGGTGAGATACCAGGTACCGGTGTCGTCTTTGTAGATTACACCTCTTCGACACTTAGCTTTCTGATCATCCCAGTAATGGATGAAGTCTTTGGTCTTTACGGGTGCAGCACAGTAAAAACCCTGCTTCTGGAACTTACGTCCTTCAGCGTTAAAAAGCTTGGCAGTTTCGTTAAAGTCGTACAGACCTGGTTCTTTGAAACAGGAAAGCACAAAATCCCGGTATTCTTCCCGGGAATAAAAAGTGGTTACGGTCCATTGACCGTTATCATAGGTAGGGACTTCGATGTACATGTTACTGGATTTTCTCCAGGAACTTCGGGTCGCCAGCAACTTTCTTTACCAGTTCAACCAGTGTTTCCATACTAGAAGAACGAATGATATCTGGATGAGTCATGTCATTCCAGTATTCTTTATAACACTCACGGGGTATAGCAGCCCATGTACTTGTAAAGATGTTGTAGTGGAATACCCAGTCATGTAGACTAGCATTGTTGTAATCAGGTTCCTGGTGTTTTTCTTTCGTATTCATAGGTTATTATTGATCGTAAGCAAGATTCTGTCCACCGCGCACCTGGCTAGCTTGTTCTTCTTCCAGGTCTCTCAGTGTTCCTTTAAATGATTGTCTGATCTGTTCGAACTTAGCTGCAGCGTTCACAAGCGCTGTGATGTTACCATCTCTACCATGTTCGATGTCGGTAGTTTCCATGTACTTAGCCAGACGGTCAAGCATGCTCTTCATACCGATATACGCCCGGTACGTTGGTGTCTCGTACATCTTCTTACACATCTTTATTGCTCGATCGATCACGTCATCGTCCAACGAAAAGTCACCACCGATCTGTTGAATAATCAGTTCCTGCTTTTCATCTTCTGGTACATCGAAAAAAGGGTTAAGGTCCGGGTTTGGACAGGTCATGTAAAACAGGTACTTGTATATCTCCAGATAATCTTCCGGATAAGTATCCATCACATCCTTTAAAAACTTCAGAGCGTAACAATGTTCTGAAGGAACAACCTGTCCGTTCTGTATATCAAATAGTCTTACCATGTTTCTTCATTTTACGTCTGTTGCGTTTAGGTTTCTTCTTGTTAAAGAAAGAACCTACTGCTTTTTGTATCTCGTCTATTGTAAGTGCTTTGTAACTAACCTTAGTACCACCAACATGCTTTAATTGTTGCCACAAACCTTGACCCATGTGTTTCTTAGCTTCTTCTTCAAGAACTTTTTGAAACATCAGCATGCCTGTTTTATTGGTTACAATACTTACACTCCTTTCTGTACTCATGACTTAGGCTTTAACTTGTGACGGTTGTCTTCTAACCAGTGCAGTAAGCTGATTACTTCAGCTTTCAAATAAGGTAAGTCATACTGCACTACATCCTTTACGATAGGATCACCGTTGCTGTCCAACGCGGTTATCGGATTACCATACTTATCCTTATCAACCTCTTCAAACATAATATGATGAATAGTCAACGTACCAGGTTTCAAACGAGGGTTGTGTTTGAGGATCATAAACATGTAAAGACTAAGCTGTAAAGCATAGTGCATCAGGTGACAGTCATCCAAATGACTTACCGGTGCCAGCATCTTCTGTTTAACACCGTCCCAACTAGTATATCCTTCAGTCTTGATCTCTTTGTTGGTCTTGTAGTCGGTAATGTGCACTACACCGTCAACTACTTCTACCAAATCAGACTGACCACAAAGACCGGCAGACTTCAGATATACCATGTGTTCAGGGTAGACACCTTCATGGAGTTTCTGCTCCGGAGAATACTTGATACCTTCAATTTCTACAGGTCTCATTACCGGTACAGTTTTACCATGTCTTTCCATATGCTCAAAAGAGCAGATATCAGACTCTCTGCAGTTGTGGTACCAGGTACCAAGCGTGGTAGCGCGGTTAGCTTCTGCTTTCCAGGCTTCTTTGATAGCATCTGGTGTCATTCCGTACCACTTAGACTTCTTGTTTTTAGAAGACTTCTGTGCTATCTTATCGGCATCAAAAGGTTGTTTAAAGTTGGAGATGAAACTCGTAACTGATAACCACTCCTTAGCGTCTTCTGCTTTGAGACTGGTGTACTTGTGGTCGTGTGGTGTGAATCTTAGAATCATAGGTGTTATATCCAATAGGGTTAGCGGATCGAGAATTAATTTGTTCCAGTATCTCACGAGGACTATGAAAGGTTTCATAGAACCGGCCGGAGTATTTGTCGAATATGATTGAGCGCTTCTTAGCGAGGGTGTTCTTTGATGTTACCACTTCTTCTACAGAAGTAATAGCGTCTTTTCTAAACCACTTGGTTACTTTGATCTGTTTAACCAGTACGCTCTTTTTTTCAGGATAAACCTCACCACCTTCGAGTGTGGACATTACAAGTTTATCCTTGTAGACTGAATGAACCACTTTTATTTCTACAGTTTCAGATGGTGTCATAATCCAAGCTTCTCGTTCAATTTGTCTTCTTCTTCTTGACTTAGTTCTGCGTGCCAATGTCCAGCCTCACAAGCAGCTGATAAAGACCTGGTTTTGAAGTTGAGTGAACAACCACAGCCACCTTTTTCTAGGTTGCAACAGGGAGCAGTTCCAGGAACCATACAACCGGTACCGGTAGTATCGTACAAACCAGATGGACAGTTCTGACAGATACGCATCCTTTCTTGTGCGATCTGCTCAACATCTTCACGTTGGAAAATGCTGTTAGTGATACCTTCAAGTATCTGTCCCTTGTT